CGGGCCCGCGCCATCGTATTGGATGAACAGGCGGCATTTTGCCCCTTCGCCCAATTTTACCCGGATGGCGAATCGGCTCAAATATTTGTGTCCCGCCAGCTCGTAGCCCATGGCCGCGCTTTCCGCGAGCCAGGTGATCTGCTCCTCCTTCGTTCCCTCCGTGCCGTTCACGGCCCACAGCTTCCCGTCGGCGCAGAGCATATACAATTCCTTTTCCTTCTTTGCAAAGGCTACGGCTTGGCTTGCGTCCTCCCGGTGCCATATGCCCCGGTTGGTGTCCATCACGTACAGATTCCATTTCCCCGCGTCATTTTTTACGGATAGATAGTACCGGCCGCCGATCTCCCCGGCGCAGCCCGCGTCTTGCCTTTCGTCGCCCAGGGCGCCGCCCACGTCCATGGGCATGCTCTCGTAGCTTTTCACGCCCGTGTCGCTCACATAGTACAGCATCCCGTTGATGGGCAGCAGTGTGCCGGCGCAGCCTTCCCGCACGCCGTCGCATACGTTGGTCTGCATCTGGTAATTGCTGGGCTTCTCCCCGTAAATCTTATGCACCGCGCCGCTTTTGAAAAAATACGGCTGCCCCCTGTGGTTCACCGCTCCGGTAAACGGCCCCTCGGTGCCCACCGCCACGGTGTAGCTGTCCTGACTGGTGCCCATGAATTTATAAAAGTTTTTGAAGTCCCCCATGGCGCTGGCGTAAATCTCGTTTACCGTCTGTCCGTCCTCGGTTCTTCCCCAATGGCAGCCCCATATCCTGTTGTTGCACTCGATCACGTGCTCCATCAGCGGCATTTTCCGGTCGGCGTGCAATCCCGCCTCCTGTGTGTATGTTGCATCCAGCAGCCCGATCACCACCAGAAAATCCACGCCCGCCGCCTGCACCACGTGGGTGTTGTTCAGCATCTCCAGCTGTTTTTTCAGCGCTTCGTTTTCTCCCGTGTAATGGATGCCGCTGATCCTCACCGCGTCCTGCACTGCGATCCCTTCGCCGATCCCCGGGCAGCTGATGCGCACGTACACGGTGGCAATGCTCTGCCATTCCTGTATATCCTGCCGCCACTGGCGCAATACGTGGGTATCGTCCGATGTATCCAGCCAATAATCCCCGTTTTCCGGGTCCGCGGGCTCTTCGTCGCTGGTGGTGATCCTCTCTTGCGGGTACACCGTGCCATCCATGGCGCAGATTTCAAAATCCGCGGCGTTTTCGTTTTCCCACAGCCTGTTGATGCTCCCGCTGTCCTCCGGCTTTACGGTGTTGTAATACAGCCCGTCCGGAAAAATGAGCACATAAGCGCCCATGGCCACCATGCGCTTGGGCCGCATGCTTTCCTCGGTGGATATGGTGTTGATGCCCGTCGGCTCCCCGTTGTGGTACAGCGTGCTCCCGTCGATCCACAAAAGCCCGTTGTTGCTCATCAGCCCCTGCGGATCCGTCAGCGTGCCCACCAGCCCCCGGCGCTTTCTCGTGCACAAAAGGGGCCACGGGTCGCCGCTCATGTTTTGCATATCGCAAAAAGCCCCGTCGTTGGTGCGCGGCCGCCTGTCCAGGCCCAAAAATTGTTCCGTCGTCCATTTTTGCGCGCTTTTGCTTTGCAGTGCCGGGTACAGCATTCCTTAAAACCTCCAGCAGTTTCCCCGGGAAATGGGCATGTGCTCCCGGTGCCATTTCCTGGCGAATTCTCCCCAGGCGTTGTTGTACAGCTGCATGCTGTTGTTGTATTTGTCCAATTCCATATTGGCAAGGTCGATCTGCATTTCCAGATACCACCTGTAAATTTCATCGTAGGGCGCCTTTACCAACAATTCCGTTTCCCTGTCCGTGTCCAGCTGGTAAGGCGTAAAGGTTTCGGGCATGCCGATGTCCTGGGCATGCGTGGATAAAATTTCATCAAAAATCCGCCCGTCCAGCCGGGCCAGCCATTTGATTTTTCTTTCTTCCTCGATCTGGTTCGGTTTCAGCTCGTCCACCGTGTCCAGCGCTTGCTGTATCGTCATTTCGCCCTCCTGCGTAGCCCCGGGGGCGGCGAAAACCTGCCCCCGGCTGCTGCTTGGTTATCGGATCACGCCGCGATCATGATAGGCCAGATCGCGCTCCGCCTCTTCCTCCATCTTCTTGATGGCTTCCTGCTGGTTCTGGATCACATAGAATACCGGCAGCGGCACTTCCACCTTCTGCCCCTTGGGCACGGAAAAGCGCCGGTCGTTCACCGCGCCGTGCCAGGTCTTTTCCTCGCCCTTGCGGTACGGGATATATACCTCCCGTTTGATTTTCCACGGGTCGGTTTCTTTCGCTTTTCGGGTCTTGGGCTGCTCCTGTTCCTGTTCCTCCAGCCCCCGCATCTCCTGTTCCGTTTCCTGGTTTTTCGCCATGACGTTGCTCCTTTCAAAAAATGGCTGATCCCCGGGGGCGTTTTGCCCCCGGGGCTGCTTCCCTTACGCGGTGGCCAGGTCTTCGTCCTGATCCACTTCGCTGTATTCGCTGGTGCATTCCACCCGCAGGATGCGATCCTGGTACAGCACCAGGCCGCCGGTCTCCATTTTGAGGCCGATGGTGGAGAACTGATCCAGCGGGCCGCCGGCCTGCTCTTTGGATTTGATAATCATTTCCATGCTGCCGCCGGAAACGTCAATGATGCCAAAGGCATCCTTGCCCAGGAACAGGCAGCCGTACACAGCCAGGCCGCCCGCGGCGCCCTCGCCGGCCACGATAGGATCGTTGGCGCTGGCAGTGATGGCGGTATCCAGGGTGATCTGGTTGGTGCTGTTGTCCTCAATGGTATACACCACCCCGCCGATCAGCACCTTGCGCCCGATCAGCGCGTCGGCCACCAGGGTGGCGCCGGTCACGCCCACGTTTTTGCTGGCGCTCACGTTGGCCGTCACCTTCAGCGCGCTGTCCGCCAGGGGCACGCCGCCGAAAATGCGCGCGTTGGTGGTCTCCACAAACCGCACGCCGTGCAGCTTGCCGATTTCGCCGTTGTAGATTTCCTCCGGCTGGGCGTACTGGTGGGCGTCGATCCACGCCTTATCCTGCCGCAGATCATAAGCCACCGAGGGATGGATGATGGCGATATAGTCATTGCCGATCCTGGGCGCGTTCTGCTTTTTCAGCCAGGTCGCCGCCTTCGCCACCACTTTGCTGGTCAGGCGGCAGGTGCCGTCCATGGCGCTGCGGGTGGATACGGGGGTTTCGCTGCCGCCGGACACCTTGGGGCAGTACATCACATTGCTGCCGCTCTGGGCGATATTCCGGGCCAGCTTGTCCTTGGTGTTGCCGCCGGCCGCGCCGAATTCCTCGGTGATATCCTGGGCCACTGGGTCGATGGCGTGCAGGGACAGGCGATCCGATACGGCGGCATAGTCGCCATACTGGTATACGCTGGCCGTCAGGTTGGTGTAGCCGTACTTGCGGCCGTCCGGGATCACGCCCTCCGTCAGCTTTCTCACGTCGGGCATGGTGTTGGGCTTGCGCACTTCCACGGTGGTGCCGTTGTTGGGCGGCAAGGGAATGTTTTTTGCGAACTGCGCATGCACCAGCTTGGGCCGGCTGTTCTCCAGCGCCTGGGTGTTGTACCATGTCTTATTCTGCGGCTCCATCGTGTTGGCCGGGTCGAACGAGGTTGCTTCGCCGGTGTAGGCGTTCACGAAGTTTTGGGTTGTCGCCACCAGGTTGCCGCCCTGGCCGCCGCTGTCAGCGAATCGCTGCAGGTCCATGCGAACTTTACCGGCCTGGCTTTCTTCCGCGCATGCGCAGGGCAGCAGCAGCGAAAGCAGCCGGATGAAAAACAGTTTGATTTTTTTCATGCTTTTTACTCCTTTCAGTAAATCGTTTTGAGGTCTACGGTCTCTCCGTTGTGCAGCCGGCGCAGGATGTCGGCTCGGCTCTCCTTGCTCAAGTGTGCCAAGTCAACGCCCACCTGCATAGGCGCGGCGCCCTTCGCGCCGCCCTCCGTCGGGCGGTTTGCGCCCGCCTGGATGCTGGCGGCCAATCTCTGCCCGGCCTGCTGTGCCGCCGCCTGGGCGGCCTGGGCGCGGATTTCGTCGCCGTGAATGGCGTAGTATGCGTCCTTCACGCTCAGCCCCACGTCAGGGCCCGTCATCCGGGCAAAGCGCGGGTTCGTTTGGATTTCGCGCATCAGATCAAAGTCCGGGAAGATGCTTTTCAGCTCTTCCGCCTGCTGGCTGATGCGCTGGAAATGCGCCCGCAGGGCGATCTCCTGCTGGTCCTCCTGCTGCTGGGCCCGGATGCGCTGGTTTTCAGCCTCCAGCTGCTTCATTTGCTTCACCGTCGCCACCGGCAGCCCCAGGCGGTTCGCCTCGTCGGCATACAGGCTATCGTCGTCCGTCAGCCGCTTGGTGATGCCGTCGATGTCCTTTGGGTCCAGGCCGTATTTCTGGCCCAGCGCCTGGGCGATGGGGGCATATTGCCTTTCCAGGTCCTTTTGATTGCGAAATCTGGCGCCAATGGCGTCCTTCACGTGCTGCTGGTATTCGGCTTTGTATTTCCCTTTGATGAGCTCCTCAAAGGTTTCTCCACCGCCCTGGCCCGCATCCGCCCCCTGGCTGTCTGCCATTCCGGATCCCTGCTGGCCTTCTGCCCCCGCAGCGCTCCCCGCCGGCGCGCCCTCTTCCGCGAATCGTTGCAGCTCCATTTCGATCATGGGTTTCTCCCTTCTGCCCGTCGGTGGGCGATCCCGTCTGGCCGTATGGTGGCCGCTCCCGCTTGCGCAATCTCAGTAAATCAAAAAAGGGAGCTCATTTAGAGCCCCCCACTTCTGTACGCGCGGCCTGCGACGCCTTCGGCGCTTGCCCGCGCTCGTGCTCCCATGCGGCTGGTTAGCCGCAATCCGTGCCTTCGGCCCGGTTGCTTTTCATTTCTTGTGGTTTGCGACGCTTTCGGCGCTTGCCCTTTGGCATGTTTTCAGCAAGGCCCCGGATGAGGCCTTATTGCACCTGGCTCACATTCCTGCTGTTTTCCCTGGCCGCTTCCATGCGCCTGTCCTCCCGCACGCCCTTTTCATTTGGCACTGTCACAGGCTTAGCCGCCACGGGCGCGCCGCCCATCTCTGGGCCGCCCATGATCTGCTGCGCCATCCGCTCCGCCGTTTCCGGTTCGTATTTCTGCGCCAGCTCCATTGCCATCTGCTGCCACATTGCCAGCATTTGCATGGTCTGGCTCATGCCCTCCACCTTTTTAAGCAGCTCTTCCTTTTTCGGGAAATCCATCATGGACAGCAGCATCTGGCTCTGATCCGCCATCTGCGGGGTGAATACGCCGGCTCCCAGCAGCTGCAGCATCAATTCGTTGTTGCTCATTTTGCTGTACGGGTTTTGCTTCTGCGCCGATACCTTGATATCAAAGGTCGGTTTCCGCATGCCCATGTCCATGCTCACGCCCGGGATCATGGGCTGTGGCTGCATCTGCAAGCCGCTGTTATCGTAGCTGGTAAACTCCTGCTCCCCGTTTTTCCCCAGGATGCGGAATTGCCTGGGCATGTCGTAAAATTGCCGGATCCGCTCGATCACTTTCAGCAAAATTGCGCTGTATGCCCGGTATGTGCCCTTGTTGGCGTCCCGGCTACTGCGGCCCGCCGCTTCCATCTGCGCGGCGATCCCGCTGGCCGCCGTCACGCCGGATGTGATGCCGTTTGTCACGTCCTGGTTTCCGCACGTCTGCTTCAATTCTTCGATTTTGTTGTTGAGCACGCTGATATAGTTCCCGTTCAGCTGCACGCTGGGGAATGGCAGCACGTTGGCCTGGCTCACGTGCCCATCCTGTACGTGCACAAAGGGCTTGGTGAAATCCAGATATTCCTCCTGGTTGATGTTGGCGTCTGATCCCACCAGCCATCTTGGGATGGCCCCCGCCCGGGCGTTGATGGAAATAGCCTGGTTCAAAAGATCAATTTCCTCCTGCGCGTTCCTGCCCAGGTCGATATATCCCTTGCCCGCCGGGCTGCCCTTCTTCGGGTACAGCCGATCCAGCACAAAGGGATATTCTCCGTCGTCATACCAGCCCCGCCCCTGCAGGTTCGCATCGTCCTCGCTGCTGTACAGCACGTGCGTGCCGGCAAATTTGCAGTATTGCAAAATCTGCCTGCCGTTTTCTCTCGTGTGGTAATACCAGTCCACCACCGGCACTTTTTCGCTTTGCGCCGTGCTGATCTCTGTATCGTATTTTTTCAGCGTTATTTCGGTGCGCAGGCTTTCGTTTTGCAGCTCCGGGTATTGCTCCTTGATCTTTTTCTCGTCCTGCGC